AGGTGTAGTGGTGCCTATTGCTCAGGTTACTCCTGGCAATTTGGCGCGTATGCTACCAAGACTGTCTCAAGGTGTGGGTGATTTTCAGCGTATTGGTGATCAAATTAAACCCACACGTACAAGGTCTATGTTTACCTTCTATTTAAATCGGGCTATACCTGATTTGTTTGATATTACACTGAATTTATGTATAGTGTATGTGAAAGGTGCAACGACGGACGTGGCTGTTGCCGCGCTTCCTGGAGGTGACTTTCTAAAGGTCGGTGACGGTACTAATCGTGATCCTAACGATGTCAATCAGGTAAATATGTTAACTCAGGTTAACCATTATCCCGTCAATTCCGATCAGTACACTTTGAAAAAGTGGTTTAAGAAGCGCATTTGTAAGGGCGCTAATGATATTAATGGGCCAGTTGGTGCGGCTACGAACAACAGTCCGCCTACTGCGGGGGCACATCCATGCCTTACACTTCAGTATAGTTGGAAGGCTCCTTCTTTGAAGTATTCAGACGCTGCTCAGGTGTTGCCTCGAAATCACTATCCAGTGTATTTGGTGTGGGCAACTGGTAATGACGGCAGCGCTGCAGCACCGCTATTATCTTTCACCGTACGTAGCGAAATGTTCTTTAAGGACGCGTAAAGTAGTTTCTTGTTGAGGGGGGGACCCACGAAGTGGGGGACCAGGGGTCCTACCATGTGGCCGCTGATGAGCGAGGAGCGTAAGCGACGAGGCTCAGCAGCTGTAAGGCCACCCAGGCACTGTAATGAAGTAAAAATGCATTAGTTTATTTCTTTCACAACCCACCGATCATTACTCAGCTTATCACGCTTAGGCTCAAAGTTAGCAAATACAATCACATGCGGGCAATTCATTACAACCATCCCGCTTTCATATTTGCCATTGAAAAAGAGTCCATCTTTCACGCTTTCTAGTGCATCATATGACACGAATTCTTCGTTAGACCGTGGAATACAAAAGATTACGATACGCGGCTTCCGCTCCATAGTGGCAATCGCACACTTTACATCGTTCGCCTTACCAGACACGATTAGTGCATTCTGTTTAATAGCGAGATGTTTAGCCAGAGTAGTCTTCCCACGGCATCCTTCAGGTTCCCAATACCAGTGTATCTTACGCGCATCAGGCTTCGTTTTCACAAGCTCAATGATCTCGTTTTGCCATGGATACATAGTGAGTCCCGTTAATGGATCTTCAATCGGCTCAGGCCAATCGCCCCACGCAGTGTACTTACCATCCTTGGTACAATAATCAAAGTTGCTTTTATCGCTACCCTTAGTTGCTTCTAGGTGTGGTTTTGCGCCGCAGAACAGATTTCGCACACCGTTTAGGGTCTTCCCATTTTTGAATGATAGGAAGCCTTGGAGATGAGGAGTGCCTGAGTCACCGACTTCTTGGCCGACCACTCCCTTGAGGGACCCTTCCCTCAAAGTACTGTAAAGTTTGTCAACTGTGTCAACTTGGTAGTTATTAAGGGTGAAGCACCACTTACGGTGCTGACTTTGGGGGGAGTTAGTATTACCTCCCCCCTTGTCAACTTTGTCAACTTTGTCAATCATTTGTTACATAGGGGTGGTGGGGGGGATGCTGTGTGTTATGCTAATTTCATCTCAGCCCCCTACGAAAAAGTCGTCATGAATATGCGGTTCACTTTCTTACCCCACATAACAAAGGTACTATGCCTAGGTACGGAGCTCAGTTTACTACTTCAAAGGGAGTTCGAGTTCGGAAGGCTATTCGAGCTGTGGCCGCAGTTGCCAGTACTCGTCCCCGTCGCCGTATGGTTCGTAGAGGTCGTACCGCAGGTGGGTTTTCACGTAGAGTGTTAGCAGTCGTAAGACGTCAGGAGGAGACCAAGTATGTAGCAGAGAATATAATTACAGGTGTAGTGGTGCCTATTGCTCAGGTTACTCCTGGCAATTTGGCGCGTATGCTACCAAGACTGTCTCAAGGTGTGGGTGATTTTCAGCGTATTGGTGATCAAATTAAACCCACACGTACA